AGGGCTAGGGCCCCAGGTTAAATTCACGGTGCCGAACGTGCTGGAGCCTGTCAGGTTTTGAGGCGGTGCCGGCGGGGTCTGCTTGCCGTTTAGCGTTATAGTTGTCGTTACAAACGCTGAGCGCTTCAAGGTATTGGTAGCGGCCACGCGCACGGTATACAGCACATTTTCTTTCAGCGCTGCCGTTGCCGTGAATACGTCCGTTGTCGTTAGGGCCCACACCACCGCCCCGGCGTCCAGTACCTCGACATAGTAGCCAGAGACGAAACTATCGGCCGGCGCCGCCCAACTGATATCGATACGGCTTGCAAAGTAGCCATTCTCCAGCTGGTAAAGCGCCTCAACCGCTGCCAGGCCGGTCGGCGGGTCCGGTATGATCTCAGTCGGTAGCGCTGAATCCGGATATGTCGGGCCGGTTTCAATAGCGTCGCTATACGCGGCCGGGTCATATTCTTCAAGCACCAGATTCCAGCGGCCTAGTACCTCCTGCACAGGCTCTGCAATGATCCGCATCAGTTTGTGCACGCCGATGTAAGGATGGTCGACCGTGATAATATCCCCGATTTCGTAGGCTATGCCCTCGTCAAATACGGCAAGCTGGACCTGTAGCGTGTGAAGCGTAAATTTATTTAGTCGCTCGATGCACTCACGGTGGGCTTGTGAATGGCGGTGTACACCAATCAGGGAAATTAACGATTCGCGCCACTCGACTGCGCCCGTATCCACGCCCGGCCGCATAGCCGGGTCGCACGTCTGCTCGCGCCATACCGCGTTGGTGGTTTCTGCGAACGTGGCGCGCACCACAGTCGGGATATTGGAACTGTCTTTTTGGCTGACCGTGACAGATCCGGCGACGATATGATCGTCGGCGGTGATTGTGGCGACTGAAACCCCCGGGCGGTCCGGTAGGAATACATGCGTCGCGCCTCGTTTGATAATAAACGCGCCAGCATAAGCCCTGAAAATCTCTATCCATTGCTCGGTCGTTTGGGAGTTGACCAGCGCCAGGCCACACTCGCGGCGTGTTTCTCCGGAGCTCGTATCGTCGCAGGCGGTTTGCAGTGCGCCGGCTGATGCGGCGTCGACGGTGGCGCCAAGTCCCCAGTGCGGGTTGGTGTGCAGATCGGCAAGATGTAGGGCGGGGTTTTCCGAATAGACCGTGCTCGCAGTGTTGTAATTGTAGACTTTCAGGCCCTCGATATCGGCCAGCACGTCCGGAAAACCCTGGTAATCGCTGTCGTTGTACCTAAGCACGACATAAGCGACGCCCCAGTCGCCTTGCGGGGTTCGCGCGATCATGTCGTCGGCATAGCCCGGTAGCGCGCCCTGTAACCAAGGATCAACGCCCTGACTTGTCGTGCCGGTGTAATAGGTTAGCTGGGCAAACCCTGTCGGCTGTTCGCCATTGATCAGGACATCGATATACCCCTGGATCTCGCCGGCGGCAATGATATAGCCCAGGGTCCAGACGCCACCGCGATAATCAGCGGCAAACAAGCGCCCGCCGACCTGGGCCCGGCCGTAGACCACTGGCACCATTTCAGTCTCACCGGGTGCGGTGCGCTGGATATCGTATAGGGTTGGTTGGGTATTGAGCGTCGCGGCCGATGCCTGGGACAGTAAATCAGATATATCGGTTTTATAAGTGACCGTTAGCCCTTGTGATTCAACGCTATAGGTCACTGTTTAACGCCCTTGAAGCTGAAAGAAACATCGTAAAGCGTGGTCGACTGGGAGTTATTGCGATAAGCACCGGGCCGGGCAGGGTCGAGATATCCTCTATACGTTTCGCCGGAAATCACCAAATCAATTTCGGTCGGTTCGTTCGTTTCCAGCCAATCCATCAGGGTTTCTCGGCGGGTGACATTCAGCCCGGGCACCACCGCATCAATAGAATGGTATAGGGTCGTAAGCTGCCGCACAAAACGATACTTGCCGCCCTCGGTCCGCCCGGGTGACATGCTGCCTTCTCGTTTGATCCGCGTAGCGGTGCTGAAGTCGTAGCCAGTTATAAATGCCAGCGCCATGCTTTACTCCAATGTTATTGTGCCGTCGATAGTGACAAATCGCGTGCCTTTTTTGGGCACCCAATTGGCCAGCGGCGCAGCTATGCGCGTGCGGGGCGTTTTTAGCGGGGCGTAGCGCTTGCAGCGAATGACAACGCGATCACCCACGCTCGGCGGGCCCATCTGGCCATTGAACAGGTGCACAAGGTACTGCGTATCCTCGTAATACTGATAAATGTCGACCTGGCGACCGGTCAGCAAATTCGAAAGCACGGCGTAACCCAGTTGCAGGTTTTCGTTGATTATACTGATCGTGGGCGTGGCCGATATCCGAACCCGCACGTCGCCCTCCAGATATGTCGCGCCGTCATAAATGACCGTTGGGCCGTTTGTGTATCGTAGATTGTTGGGGTCGACGTCCAGATCAACAAGGTATACCGGCTCGGTGACCTGCGCGCTGGTGCGCGCGTCCATGCCCGGGGGTAGTGGCCTCGCCATTATATGTTGACCTCGGAAGTGTTACCGGCGACGTTTACGGTAATGCCCTGGGTGATTAGCTGCCTCACCCACCGGCCAAAATCCTCGGCCGCCTGTACCTGAGTGTCTGCCGCTTGTTGCTGGCCGGTCGTCGCATCCAGCAAGCCCTTTACGCTGGCATCTAATCCGCCCTCTACTATTTCCATTTCTTTGACGGCCATGTCCAGCCGATCCTGTACGCGCTCGCCTACAAATTCAGCGGTGTCTGCGTACTTGCCCGCCTTCGCGGCCTTTTCGGCTTCGTCGAAAGAATCAAATATTGTGCGGTTCAAGTTGAGGAATGCTTCGCCCGCGGCGGCGATCTGCTCGGGGTCGGTGGCGTTGTTGATTGTCTCCCAAGCGGCCGCCCGCTGATCGTTGCGGCTCTGCAGGAGCTCGTCGGGTGACATAACCGACTCCCGGAAGTAGTCAGCCTGGGCGGTGGCGGCGTTTTTCATTTCTTCGCCCATCATCTGGATCGCCACGGCCATTTGATAGGCGGCCGCCTGGTTAGTCTGCAGCGCTGCGTTTAGCTCCATTGCGGCGTTTGCGCTGCCGTCAAAATTGAGCACCATTTCGCGCACTTCGGCCGTCTGATCGCGCCAGGCTTGCATCGCGCTTGGCTGTTCAGCTGTAAAGTCTTGAATGGCTTGTGTCACGCCGTTCACGCCGGCGGCGTCGTCCAGCATGACCAGAGCCCCGGTGAATTGCTCGATCTCTGCCGCTGTTCCGTTGAAATCCAGCAATAGGCGCCTTAGACCTTCGTCTAATTCGGTTGCGCCCTCGATCACGTCCCGGTAGGCCGCAGCCATGAAGGCGGACGTGTCCTGCCCGTAGCTTACGCCCCCGTATTTAATCCCTGAATTGTTATCGACATCAACGCGGCCCGACGCAGAGCTGCCGCCGATAGCCGCCGCAAACGTGGCCATCTGTTGGGCCAGGGCGGCCGATGCGGATACATTTTCAGGATTAAAGCTAGTGCCCACCCCCTGGGAGTTGAACGAACCACTGGCCAGGTCAAAACGCGTGTATCCGGTATTGTTGCCGTTATTATCCTCACCGAAACCGAACGCGCTTTCGATAGCACCACCGGCCACCGAACCGACCAGCGCCCCAAGCGGCCCACCGGCAGCGCCAAGCGACGCGCCAAAGATGCCGCCCGCCAAACCCCCGCCCATGCTGCCCAGGCCGGTTGTATTGCCAAATAGCTGGTTAGCTAACAAGCCGCCCGCCAGGCCCGCGCCACCGGTTATCGCGGTGCCCAGTCCCAGGCCACCCCCGAACTGCGCGCCGGTTGCAGTCAGCCCGGCTTTAGCGTCGAACATCATTTGCGCCGGGCCCAGCATTCCCTGATTTGCGAAAAAGGCGCCGGCGTTTGATAGCCCGCTGCCTGCCATGCCGCCCAAACCGTTTAATATGCCGCCCGCGCCCATTGAGCTAGAACCGGCAGCGGCACCAGACGAAAGCCCGCCGATACCCAAGCCCGCACTAATTCGCGCGATAATCGGGCGGGTCAGGGCAATATGGGCCATCTCTCCCCACATGGTTTTAAATGCATCCAGCGTATTGTCGAATAAGTCGCTAAATGGCGTAGTCCATGCCTGGGCCCATACCTGATCCATTCTTTCAACTGTGCCCTGTAATGCCCGATCCCAGGCGCTGGTGATCTCTTGGGTTTTTACGGTCGTCGTGGTCGCCAGTTTTTCGGTGACCTCTTCGGTCGTTTGCAGGCCCTCTTGGATGTCGTCTTGTGACATCAGGATTTTTTTAGCGCCGACCTCGTGCTTCTTTGTTGTGTCAGCAACAAACTTTTCCATTGCCGTGCTGGGTATTTCTTTGGTCAGTAGTTCTTCAAGCTCTGCGGCGGTTTCTTCTATGTCCTGCTCGAAATCATCCGTAAACTGATCGAAGGCGCTGCCGGCGTAGTTCGCATTAAGCCCGGGTATCATTTTGGCGACGTCATTAATCGCCTCGGCCATCGTGTCGAACGCTTTAACGGCAGTGAACGCCACGCCCTTAATTCCCAGCTCAAGCGCTTTAATGACAATCTGAATACCGCGAATAGCGTCGCCAACATGGCCAGCGCCTTTAACAATAAAAGCAAAAGCCTTTTCGGCAGCTTTGGCCATGCCGCCGGAATCCGTAGCGATAGCAAACAGGCGATCCGCGATACCCTCAAGCGCCGGGGCGAACTGCACAGCTAACTGTTGCGAGAATCCCGAAACCGTGACGCCCACCCGGTTCATTGCATCGTTAGCGGCCTCGACTTTGGCGGCATCGATGCGCGATATTGCCAGCCCGGCGGCGTCGGCCTGCGCGCCCAGTTCTGCCAGGCCACTGGAGCCAAGAGAAAGAGTGTTAATAAGGTTAACGCCTTCGGAATCGAAGAGCCGGAACGCAAGCGATACCTTTTGAGAGGAGTTTTCCACCAGATTCATTTTGTCCGCGACTTTTGCGAATGCCTCGTCTGGCTTGAGCTGTACAAGCTGTTCAGCGGACAATCCCAGGGCTTCAAAAGCCTTGACGGCAGGTCCAGCCCCGGCGGCGGCGTCGGCCAAGCGACGAGTGAACCGCTGCATCGCTATATCTGCCGTTTTTTGCGCGACGCCGGTCTGCTCTGCAGCGAATCGGTAGCGGGCAAGGCTTTCGGTAGCGATACCAAGTTTATCGGAGGTTTTTGCGAGAGTGTCGACCGTGGACAGGCCAGATTTTACAAGTGCGGTGGTAGTAGCGGCGGCAGCGGTGCCCGCGACCACTCCCCATTTTGCGGCCGCGACGCCGGCGGCGGTGAAGTGCTTTTGCATTCCCGCCAGGCGGCGAGAGATCGACATAGACGAGTTTGCGACAGTCTTGTCGGCTTGCGCCATTTCTCTGCGCAGTTGCTCGGTGGTCGCATCGATGCGGACTAAAAGGCGCTCTGTGGCTTGCGACATTTATCTATTTCCTTTTGCGGCCTTCAGCTTTAGATTGGATAATTGCTCACGCTGGGCGCGCAGTTTGGGGCTTTCTTCAGATGGTTTTTTCTTCGCGGGCGCGCGGAAGGGATTGGTGCGGTTTACAAAATCAATTTTGCCCTCGACCGCCAGGATGATATGCGGGATTGGGGTATTTAGTGCAACTTCTGGAGTCCAGCCAAGCCAGCCGGTGGCCGCCTTAAATAGCTGGTCGCGGAAGTCTTCTAGCTGCTCGGCGGGGTCGCCTTCTTCTTCGGCTTTCCCGGCACCTTTTCGGCCTCTTCTTCAATGGCGCGCCCGGTCGGGTTGCACAGCCCATTGATATACTCAATCAGCGGTGTGGCCACCAGAATAGCGCCATAGTCAAATATCGTTTCGGCCAGGCGGTCGTGCTCTTCAAAATCCAGCCCAGCGCCGGCTATAACGACTTTTGCCATACCCTCGGGATCGAATTGCGACGCGGCCTGCATAGCTCCGCGCATGCCCGCTTCGTCTTTGAACAGTTGCCCGATCTTGGACATTGCCGCGAGTGTCGTTTCGAGTGTGAAAACTTCAGTTTCTGAAACGCGCACTTTTACGCGGCCATAGTCGATTCTAGCCATTTTTTTCTGCCTGCTGGGTTGGGGGGTGTTTAGGGTGCTGCGACTTCGAGGGTCTCGCCGTGCTGCAGTGTCATGGTGACCATCATTACATCGTCGACGGTGCCGCCCTTGCCGCGGAAAGAAAACACAACGCCGCTGAAGTAGATTTTTGTTCCGTCCACTTCTTCGCGGTAAAAGTTATACGGGATAGACTCGTTATCCGCTTCGGCTGCGATACAAGCCTGCTGGCCCGGGTCACTTGCCAGGAATGCCAGCTCATAGTCGCCACCCTGGGCCGGGCGCGTACCCTTTGCGAACTGCTCGCGGGCGTCGTCAATCAGTGAAAGATTGACCGGGTTGCTCGAATCACCGATCTCGCCCATGGTGCTTATATTCTTCACCTGAACATAAGTGTCGGCCTCGTATGTTATCTGATCCGTCGCCACCGCTGTGGTTCCGATGAACAGTTTGGTGTTCGCAAGAGTTTGAATTGCCATGGTTTACAGTCTCACTAGTGGGTGGTTAAAACTCGGAGCACGACGCGCCCCATAAAAGTCATGTTGTCGGGTTCGCGGCTCGTTTGCTGGCGCTCAATGCGCAAGGAAATCATCTCGCCGGTTTCAAGCTCCAGATCGGTTTCGTGTAGCGTCTGGATCTCGGCAAATATGGAAAATATCTCGGCCTGGCCGTAAGATTCTGACCAAACAGACAGGTATATAAATCGCTCGTCAAAGCGCGAATCCACGAAATCGTTGTTTACGGCGGCGGTGCTATCCATGACCAAATACGGGTATTCGGAGCCCTGCGGTACTGAATCCCAAACGTCACACGATACGGCGTTATCGAGTGCGGCTATCAATGCCTTATGAAGTGCCAGGGTCGGGTCGCTCACGGCTTGTCGCTCCCATCGCCGGCGGCGGCTTCGTTGATTACGTCGCCTATGCGGTCAAAAGTTTCTTCCTTAATGCGCCGGCGGTTCATGTCGAAGGCCGGGCCCATAAATGGCCGCGCCGGTTTCGGTGGAATGTTGACAGAACCCCTAAACAGTCCGCGGCTGCGCTTTCCGCCCTTAGTGCCGAACTCTGCCCAGTAGCCTTTAAAGAAATTCCAGGCGGCCTCTTTGGATTTGTCGGTAACGTAAAGCGTGGTATTAAAAGGCGACTTGCTTATTTTCAGGCCCTTGGCGCCCGGGCCGATAATTGCGGTTAAACCGTCCCGCGCAATTTGCGTTTCAATGCTGGCTATCGTGTCGCCCGTGTCGTAAATGCCTTGCGCAAAAGCACCGGCGGCCGCGTCGTTTTCAATGCGGTTAGCGCCTTCTTTGAATTCGTGTTTTATTTCTGTGACAGTCTCGGTATCGATTCGGCGTAATGTTTTTCGCAGCTTTGTTACACCATAAAAGCCCGACCGCTTTCGCTTGCTCGGCGATTTCTGCTGTCTATAGAAGCGGTCCCCCATGCTAGACCGTTACGCCCCGTTCGGCCTGAATATTCATGTATAAAACATTCATACTTGACGGACCAATAAAGCGAATATTGTATTCGACGTCATGCCCGCGCCCGTGCCATACAAGTATGTCATCCTCCAATAGATCGGAGCGGTCCAACACAGTAAAAATATATTTGCCGACTGCTGTATTTTGGTCGCCAATGTTTACTTCACCGCCAGATCCAGGCGCCGCCCTGGCGAACAATGATGCAACCTTTTTTCGCACAGTATCGAGCGTTCCATCGTCTGCCTGGGTCTGCTGTTTGCGATAGACAGAGATTTTCTCGCGAAGCATCATGTGGCCAGGCGCTTGTCGTTGTTGGTCATTGCCGCAACGCTCAAGGTCGTGGCCTCGGTACTGGCCCCGGTCACACTCTCGCCGCGCTGGGTGAAAAGCTCATTCACGCGCATCAGCATAGCCGCGGTCACCGACGCCGGGATCAGTGATCGATCCACATAGCCCACGACTGCGGTAATCTCGATGGCCCCCGGGCGTTTGGACGTGGCCGGCCAGTCACTAACCGGCGCCAGGCAAGGATAAAGCCCCGCGAGCATTGGCCAAAAATCCGTATCTTGTGCCAGGGTCTGCGCCGTTTCGTCGGCGTCGTAATATTGGAATTCGGTAATGCTCTGCACGGGGTAAACGGGCAGGGCCAGCGCCTCGTCGTCTACAAAGCCGTCGATTGTGATCTTAACGGTCTGCTGCATCAGGCGAGAGGAAAGCTCTTTTTCCATGCTGGACGTTGCCGCCGCAATCGCTGAATACAGAAAATTGTCGTGTGCGTCGTCAAGTATTGAGCACTGTTCCCTGGCTTGGCTGATATCGATGGCGGCAAGCGTCGGGGGTTCGATCAGCGTGACGATCATTTATTTTGTCTCGCTCGGGGCGGCGGGTTTGGTTTCTTTCGGCTTGCGTGGCCGGCCGCGCGGCCTGGCGGGTTTCGGCGGTTCGCCGTCTTCCACCATGCCCTGGCGCTGATAGTGTGCCAGGTACTGGGCATCTACACCGGCCGGGTCGAATGCTTCGCCGGCTTTATAGCGCTTTTTGCCTTGAATAAAGGATTTTTTGACAATCATACGGGCACCTAAAAACAGCGGCCCCGAAAGGCCGCGGTTTTAGTTTCGGGTTGGTGTGTTAAACAGTCGCGGTCAGCGTGCCGGTTACCAGGCCCAGGGGATGCTCGACAGTCAGCGCCAGCCTTTCTTCGCACAGTATCGCTACCATGTTTTCTACGAAGAAGTTGGCATGTTGCTCCGCAACGCGAACGGTCGCCATCTCACGATCCCAAAGCGTTGCAGCATTGCCGAAGTCGCCCAGGAGAAAATCGCCGGACGTCATGGCCAGCCCTTCGACGACGCGCTTGCCCCACAAACGAGGTTCGCCCGGGTTGACTGGATTGCTGAACAAATAGGCGTTGTTGCCGTCTTTGGTCAGTTCCAAGTCGCACCAGTCTTCCGGATTCAACACAATGGCGGTGGTCATATGCTTATTGAGTGAAACTTGCATAATCGCGCGGCGCAACTGGTCGACCTTTGTGTCGCCCGACTGGTTAAGCCCGGCATTGTAGGACGTCGCCTGTGGAACAAGGCCGTTGATGTTGTTACCGGCACCGGAGCCCAAAAGTAGCTGGTCTTCCTCCACTTCCTTGAGGCCCGTTACCAGGCGGCGGTCGATAAAGCTCTGCAGGCTGCGAGAGTCGGACAATACCTGTCGGCTTGCGGCGATCCAGTGTGCCAGGGTCTGAACGGGCGAGTTTTGTTTCTCGAACGTGATATCAGACTCGGCTTTAGCCGCTCCCTCGCCCGCCTGTGGCGCGGCAGAGTTGGTATAGACCAGCTCGCGCACCCATTCGACCGAGTTGGTGGCAATCGTCAGCGTTACCAGCAACTCGCGCACTGTCAGCGGCCGGTCGGGCTCTGCGGTAATGCCAGGCACAACATACGGTTCCACCGCTGCGCCAGCGCTGGCGCCGCCAGACGTGATCGACTTGGTGTGTAGCGAGCCTTCGAAGTTGGCAAGCATCATATGCCCGCCCTGGTAGCTCTTGCCTTCCATGTTGCTGGATGCAAGCTGCCCAATAGTTTGGGCGGGCCGTGCAACGCCGGGCGCATTGGTCATTTTCTCGACCAGATCCTCGACGGTGTTTTCAAGCTCTGAAACCTTGACAACTTGATCTTGAAAAGCCTTTTTCGTGCCCTCCAGTTCTTTGCCAAGCAAGCCCTTCTCCTCGCCAATCGTCTTGACGGTTTCGTCAAGCGCGTCGTGTTGCTTTTGCACAGCGGCGACAGCGGTCTGCACCTCTTTGGCCTTCGCTTCGATGGCCTCCTGAACTGCTTTTAATTCTGACATAATTACGTTCCCTGAATAGAAAATTGATTTATTGCGGTTTTCAGCGCTAACAGCGTCTCGCTGTCTATCTCGCCAGAATCGGCTCTGGCGGCTGCGGCATCGCGCCGCAACAATTTGTTCAGCCTGGACGCCTTCGCTACTGCGTCGCGCCGGCTGTATCCGTGCATGTCTCGGAGCCAGCCTTCGAACTCGCGCAAATCCTGAGACTGGCTAAAATCTTTTACCTCGGTCATCAACGCCTCGGGGTTCGCCCCGTAGGTCACAAGTGAGGTTTCCCACAGTCGCGCCTTCGTGATGTGGCGCGTGGTCGTGCCGTCTGGTTCTGTTTTGTATTCCTGGCCGCCTGGTAGCACGTCAAAGCCGACAGAGAAACCATCCATGCTTCCATCACGCATAAGCTCGTAGGCGTCTTTTGCATAGCTCACGCCCATGTTTAGCTGGCCGCTAATAAACAGCCCTTTCGAATCCTGCCGGAAGTCCGCTTTTGCAATGATTTTCCCCAAATCGTGCATGTAGGCGATTCGAAGCTTTCCGTCTTTTGTCGTCTGTACCTGCACAAAAGCGCCAGGCTCGATAATGTCGCCGTCCAAATCTCGATTGCCGAAAACAGCGCCGTAGCCTTCAAATTTCCCGGCTTCGTCTAGCGCCTTTATCTCAAGTGGGCATTGCGCGAACATTCTCGACTTCCTCTGGTTGTGCGGGGCCGGATATCGGGCCCATGTTTAGCGGCATGTGCAGCTCGTCGGCGCCGTCGATCATTGGCAGTTCTTCTTTGTCCCGAACTTCGTTTGCCGTCATGGCCGCAATCCCGCGCATTACTGAGTAATATTCCGCACGGCTTTTGCTGTCGCCGCGCAGTAGCCCGTTGACGTTAAATTTGATGCGGTACTCTTTGCGCTCGGCCCGGGTTAACAAATTGATCATCAAAGACTGCTCAATTCGGCGGATATACGGCGTCAGCGTGCTTTGCAGAAACTGCATGTTTCGTTGTTCGCTGTTGTTGTACGTCGCATCAGATTTGGCCAGGATTCGGTCGGCAGGAACGCCCCAAATGTTGGCCACTTCCCGCATTTGTAGTTCGCGGGTTTCGATGAACTGGCTTTCGTTGTTGGGTCGCGTTATCGGCTTGTAATCAAAGCCACCCCCGATGAATAAAGGGCTTCCCGTTCGCTTTCGAAACAGCTTGTCGAATAGCGTTACATTTTCAGGTGACGGCCAGTCAGGGCCCTGAAACACGCCGTCCGGGCGGCCGCTCTGCCCAAAGAAGTCAGCGCCGTATTGTTCCGCTGCTTTCGTCAGCGCCAGGGCTGATTTGTTAAGCTTATGCGGTGGCAAACCCTCAAGCTCACCAGTCGCACCAAATCCCCGGATCGGGCATATATCCGCCTTTTGCATTTCTCGGCGTTGCCCGTTTGAATCGGTATAGATCCAGACCACAGAGTCGCCGCGCTTCTGCGGTGTGACCTGGGTTTTGGCAACAGGCGTGATCGATACAATGCGGTCCCGGCGGCCAAAGCGTTCTATTTCGTTGTATGACTGCCCCCACACCGCCAGGCTGACAACCATACTTTCGACCCAATCAACGCTAGTTATGTACTGATTGGGCGCCATGTACAGGATATTGAAAAGCGAGTGATCTTCGGCCTTTTCGACGCCCCGGTCGGTTTTGCGGTATAGAATCAGCGGCAGCGTGCCAATCGTCTCGGAGATCAGCCGGATACAACGCCAGGCGGTAGTGATCTGCAGGATGGTATCGGCGTTTATCGTCACGCCAGGAATGGGCGTTTCGCTCACATTCCAGCCGGCCGGGCTCGATAACGTCAGCTCCTTTTGCTCTGGCGCTGTTAACGCGCGTAGCGCGTTCATTATCCGGCTCATTGCGCTGCCATTGCTGCGTTTAGATAGTCGCTCATTGCTTTGTCGGTGTCCTTTTCTTTGCCCTGCGCCAGCACCAGGGCATTTAATAGCGCGACAATGGGGTCTATTTTGTCCATCGAATGCTTTTTATCAGGCGCCATGTTTTCGTTCACATCGCGCCGCGCAACGATATTAGAAGCTGCCCAATCAAGGATCGGGTTGCCGTCCGTGACGATCTCGCCGCCCAGCAATTTAGACTCCAGCGTTTGCATGGCCGGATGCATTGTTCGCGGGCCCTGGATCACCTCGACCATGGGAATACTGTCGTTGACCAGATTGTTCACTAGCTGGGTAGCGTTATATCGGTCGTAGCCGATGTGCTGCATGTTGTAGTTGACGAACGCCTGCCGAATGTCGCGCTCTATCCAGTCGTAGTCCGTCCTATCGCCAGGAGTGACCACTAAATGACCGGCTTCGTGCCAATTTTTGTAGGTAAAATCGCCGCGTTTTTCGCGCACTTCGATAGCGTATTCGGGCAGGTAATACTTGCCTGTGCAGCAAAGCGTCGGGCCGTCCCACCATGCCAGCACGAAAGCGGTTAAATCGGACACACTCGCCAGGTCAACACCGCCCCACATTTCTACATCTGTCGGGGGTCGCGCGTCGTTGCGCAGTTTTTTCCAGCGTTCCATGTTCAGCCACCCGCCCTTGCTAGTTGTCCAGACGTTCAGCCGCTTGGTTTTGAATTCACCCATGACGCCGGGCGCCGCTGCCGCTTCTTTGGCATAGCCGCGCATTTCGTCCAGCGCCGGCGTGATGCCCAACATTGGATTTGCTTTTATCCAGTTTTTTTCGTCTAGCGGGTCGTCGTCTTCATCCAGCGTAAAGATGATTCCGAAATAATGGTCCGCCTCAACAAGCCCTTCGAGCGCCTTTGTCACCAGCAAACGCTGCTCATAACAAACGCCATCGACGTTATAGCCGGCGGTAGTAATGCGCCACATAAGCGGGTTTTTTCGGGCGCCGAAAGCGCTTTTCAAAACGTCATGAAGCGCCCGTTCTTTGTGGGCGTGCAGTTCGTCAAGCACTACAAGGTGCGGGTTGTGCCCATCCTGCGTGCTGGCTTTTGCGTTGATCGGCTGAAGACTGCCATTACATCCGGTATGCTCGACCGAATTTGCCCAGGTCAATAAACCGAAATGCTCGCGAAGCGGGCCGCACTTGTCTACCATGGCTTTAGCAGGATCAAACACTTTGCGCGCCTGGCTGGCCGTGGTCGCGGCTGCCAATATCAAAGGGCCGTTTTCGCCCTCACAGCACAAGCAATAGATAGCAACGCCGGCGGTGAGTGTTGATTTAGCGCCCTTGCGCGCCATCTCGACATAAACGTCAGTGAAGCGGCGCGTGTCGTCGGATCGTTTCCGGAATCCGAAAATACTCACGAGAATAAAGACCTGCGCGGGTTCCAGCGTTATGTTGGCCGATTCCCAGGTGCCTTCGATATGCGG